AGAAAAACCTTCTGAAGATCCATTGTTAAGTCCAGAAGATTTGAAAACTAAAGTAGCTAGATTTAAAGAATTATTAGACAAATCGTTGACAAGAGAAAAACAAGGACAGAATTCTCAACCTGAGCCTGCACCTGTTCCTCCAAAGAAGAAAAAGAGACCACAACCACAGGATGGCTATTGGGGGCAAGGCAATTCTCCAGGAAATGTTACGATTCCTGGTAGTATGCTTGGGCCACAGCATACTGATCAAGCAGGTGCTGGGTCACTTGGAGAGAGTCAAAAATTAACTATTAAAGATTTTATTAGTAAGTTAACAGAAATAGAAAATCGTTCTGGAGATCTAATCGACGAAAATATTTCTCAAGCCGAACAACAAGAACTTACAAAATTGTTTCTAGATTTATCCGATCCACAGTATGCAAGTAATCCAGATGTTGCTAGAGAAATAGATCGATATAACAGTGTAATGCGCGACGTTGACAAGTATAATACATCAACATTTACTCCCGGATCAGACCAACCTGGTATGCCTGAAGTTCCTCGTCAACCAATGCCTGGAGAGAAAACTCCTCCAGCTGATCAGAAAACTCCTCCAGCTAATCAGAAAACACCTCCGCTTACTGGAAATCAATTTGCTGTTATGAAGATGCAAAAAGATCTAAAAGCAGCTGGTGCAGATTTAGGAACTTATGGTACTAACAAAGATGGTATAGATGGAAATCTTGGTGGACCAAATAGTAAAACTAGACAGGCTATGAAAAAATATCCGGAAATTGCAAAAAAACACGGATTCGGTGCTCCTGAAGGACAAGGTGCTAAAATTGATCCGAACGCCGGTAAAACTGCACCTAGTGCGCCAATGAATGATAAAGCTATTGTAGGAATGTTATTTAAATCAATGCAAGGTATTGGTACTGATAGCACCATGTTCATGCAAGCTATAATGCAAATCAAAACTCCACAACAATTTGCCAATGTCTCAAAATTATACAAGCAAGTAGCTGGCGAAGATTTGATGGCTGCAATTGAAGGTGATTTTAGTGGTACAGATTTAATCAATATTCAAGCAAGATTAAACAAATTTATGCCTAAAAAAGAATCATCTGAATTAGATAGAATTAAACGTCTATCCGGAATATAAAAAAGCCCCGTCGGGGCTTTTTTATTTGTGCCAATCTGCTTGAAAGCAATGCCTTACTTCATGACCCAATGTATGCATATTTGTCTTTTTACCTGTAATAATAGTACACTGGTCTCCTTTGAAAAAAGAACAAGCTAATACACCATAACCAAACCCTCCATATCCTCTTTGACGAGATTCATCTTCGCAGGCTTTTTGAACATTATCTACTACTACCCATTTAATAGTTGATACGTCAGTAAAATTCTTTTTAGTATCAAACATAGAATTTGGATTATCCCAATCTTGAGCGGTGGCATTGGTCGCAGCTAAAATTAACGAAAATATAAGAGATTTAGTTTTCATAAATTAAACCAAAGTTGTTTATAGTTCAAGTATTATATACTCAAAAATCTAAATAATCAATAGTATTTGGCTATATTTTTGGTTAACAAATTTATAACAAACGTTGACATAGAATATTAATTCTTTTATAATACAATTTTATCAGGAGACTCTTATGAGTAGAATGTACGGACCCGAAGAAAAATCCAAACTTGAAAGACTAATCAACGAAGGATCTACTGTTTTGAGAGAAATCGAAGACTTGCAGGAAGGTCTTAAAGAAACAGTTAAGGCTGTTGCAGAAGAATTAAACATTAAACCCAGTATCATTAACAAAGCAATCAAAATTGCACATAAAGATAATTGGAAGGTACACGAAGAAGAATGGGATGAAATTGAAACTATTCTCGGTGTTACTAAAAACTTGCCTCAAGACTAATGAATGATATATTTTTTAACATCGCAGAATGGATAAAAGATGATTGGAGATCTAATCGTTTACGTTTTGCTATCGAGCTGTTTGCTTGGGTCTGTAGTATTGGTTGCAGTATCGTTATGGCAGCAACCGTCCCTAATCCACCGCTTCTTTTTCTTTATCCTATTTGGATTAGCGGTTGTGCTATGTACGCTTGGGCAGCTTGGACTCGCAGGTCGTTTGGCATGTTAGCTAATTATTTGCTGTTAGTCAGTATAGATATAATAGGTTTAATCAGAATGTTATGATTTGGACTATATTTTTAGAGATAATTTTTAATTGGTTAACGATGGGTGTATTATTAGCCTTAACATTAGTTGGATGTTTATACTTTGCAATATTATGCGAGAAAATTTCTGATCAGATTTTTAAACGCTAAATACTTGCAGGTAGGGTTTAATCAGCCACAAATGATTACGTTGGTGTTTGCGAGCCACAAATCGCATAGGAGAATAGATGTACGTAGACGCATACTTTAATCGTGACTCTGATGTCATCAATATCGTTGAACGCAACAACGAAGGCAAAAGAGTTTTCAAAGAATACCCAATCAAATATACTTTCTACTATCCAGATGTTAGAGGCAAGTTTACTAGCATTTACGGGGATCCTTTAAGTAGAATTGTTTGTAAGACTTCAAAAGATTTTCACAAAGAATTAAAAATACATAACAATCAAAAATTGTATGAAGCAGATATTAATCCTATATTTGTTAGTTTAAGTGAACACTACCTAGGACAGGACGCTCCTAAACTAAATGCTGCTTTTTTCGATATTGAAGTAGACTTCGATCCAGAACGTGGATATGCAAGTCCTGAAGATGCTTTCATGCCTATTACTGCTATTGCAGTTTATTTACAATGGATGGAAACAATGGTCTGTTTGGCTATTCCTCCTAAAGGTCTCAGCATGGAAAAGGCTAAAGAATTAGTCGAAGAATTTCCAAATACTCATTTGTTCGATAATGAAGCAGACATGTTAGATACGTTCTTAAATCTAATTCAAGATGCAGATGTGTTATCAGGGTGGAATAGTGAAGGTTTTGATATTCCTTATACTGTTAATAGAGTAACTAAGGCATTAAGCAAAGACGATACACGTAGATTTTGTTTATGGAATTTGCATCCAAGAAAGAGAGAATATGAACGATACGGAAAAACAGCGCAGACCTATGACTTGGTTGGACGGGTACATCTCGATTACCTCGAACTGTACCGTAAGTACACCTATGAAGAAAGACACAGCTATAGACTGGATGCCATCGCGGAATACGAACTTGGAGAAACCAAGGTTCCTTACGAAGGTACATTAGATCAACTTTATAACAACGACTTCAAAGAATTTATTCGTTATAACAGACAAGACTGTGCTCTTCTTGACAAATTAGATAAAAAACTAAAATTCCTAGACCTAAGTAATAAACTGGCACACGAAAACACAGTTTTACTACAGACAACTATGGGTGCGGTAGCTGTTACTGAACAAGCTATTATTAACGAAGCACATCGCAGAGGATTTCAAGTTCCTAATAGAACTAAAATGAGCGAACGTGAAGATACTGCTGCGGCGGGTGCTTATGTTGCTTATCCTAAAGAAGGTGTGCAGGACTGGGTCGGATCATTAGATATTAATAGCCTTTATCCTAGTGCAATTCGTGCATTGAATATGGGTCCAGAAACTATTGTTGGACAACTGCGTCAAACAATGACCGAAGAATATATTCAATCACTTATAGCTAAAGGTAAAAGTTTTGCCGGTGCATGGGAAGGTAAGTTTGGTTCTCTTGAATATGAAGCTGTGATGAATAAAGAGATTGGAACTGAAATTACTATCGACTGGGAAGATGGCACAAGCGATTTGCTAAGTGCAGCAGAAGTATATAAATTAATTTTTGAAAGTAATCAGTCATTTATGTTAAGCAGTAATGGCACAATCTTTACTTATGAAAAAGAAGGTATTATTCCTGGTCTACTAAAACGTTGGTATGCTGAACGTAAAGAAATGCAGGCAAAACTGAAAGAGTGTATAGCCAATGGAAATAAAATTGAAGAAGAATATTGGGATAAGCGCCAGTTGGTTAAGAAGATTAACCTTAATAGTCTGTATGGTGCTATTCTTAATCCTGGCTGTAGGTTTTTCGATAAAAGAATCGGTCAATCAACAACGCTGGTCGGCAGACAGATCGCCAAACACATGGCTAGTAAAGTCAACGAAATAATTACAGGAGAATACAATCATGTTGGAAAAGCTATTATCTATGGTGATACCGATAGTTGTTATTTTTCTGCTTATAAGACACTTAAAAAAGATATCGACTCGGGCAAAATACCGTGGACAAAAGAAACAATAACCATGCTTTATGATCAAATTGGAGAAGAGGTTAATAAAACTTTTCCTAAATTCATGCAAGAGTCTTTTCACTGTCCTCAAAGTAGAGGAGAAGTAATCAAAGCAGGACGAGAAATTGTCGGTAGTAAGGCCTTATTCATCACTAAAAAACGTTATGCGGTTCTTTATTATGATAAAGAAGGTAAAAGAGTAGACGTAGACGGTA